GGCCCTGTTAGGGGCCCCATGGTGGCTGGCCAAGCTACCAACTCTCTAACCGAAAGGACTGTTGAGGTGGAGAAGAAATCTCGTTCTGTGGACTTGCCCGGCTTTGACGCCGTCTCGTACCACTCTAACGATGTGTTTCAACCACCGATCCGCGTTAAGCGGGTTCATCGCAAACTTGAAGCGATGTCAACAGAATCACATCCGTGGCCGCGTCAAAACGACCACAACAATGTGAGGGATATTGGCGGCCCTTGGAGACATACAAGTATCAAAGTCTCTTTGGGCGATTGGACCCCTCGTAATTACGAGGGTGGTTATAGGTACAACGGCACCGCCCGAGGTGGAACCTTCATACTCCTGCCTAGTCAGATCTTTCATGTGATCTGTACTCTGCTGGATAACGAGGGTAAACCCGAAAGCGAGCGCGATGATTACCGTAGATTGACCGAGTTCGTGCAACCCGCCGTGAGCGATCAAACGCTTCTTGGCATGGGCACGACAGCTGTCTCTAGGGTAATACCTTCCAATCCTAACGTGGATTTATCCACGTCGTTAGCGGAACTAGTCGGCAACAGAGGTAAAGCATTCTCTGTTCCTGGTAAATCCGGGACCGTCAGTGGCGAGTACCTCAACTATATGTTGGGCATCTCCCCTGTAATCTCGGACATCAAGAACACGTACGAAACTGCACAAGAGGCTGAAAAGATCCTCAAGCAGTACGAACGTGATGCCGGCAAAATGATCCGCCGCCAGTATGCGTTTCCGGATGAGCGGACGGTCACTACGACCATCTCGCATGGTGTTAACCCCGCAACGTTGGGTTGTAACTATGACCCTTACGTTATCGGCACCGGAACGCTTACTTCAACCCGTACCGTCAGTGCAAAGACCTGGTTTTCCGGGTCTTTCACATACTATCTCCCGCAAGCAAAAGGCTGGAGACGTACGCTCGATCAGTGGGACCGCCTTTACGGCGTTCTCCCTGGAGCTTCAACGGCATGGAATGTTATCCCATTTTCGTTCGTTGCAGATTACTTTGCCAATCTCGGCGATATCGCGCATAACGCGGATCGCTTTGCTAGAGACGGGCTTGTAATGCCACACGGCTACATCATGCGGGAGGAAACTATCCGCGTGGAGCAGCATCTTCAGGTCGGTGTCTTGTTAGGCAACGGCCGTGGGGAGCGTGTGGACGTCACTGGTAGCTACGTAGCTAAAACCAAGCGACGACTTGCAGCGAACCCTTTCGGTTTCGGCTTGAACCCTAGCGGGCTTAACGCCCGTCAGGTTTCGATCCTGGCTGCCCTCGGTATGAACCGAAGGTAAACCCCTCTGCCATCTGGCGGAGGTCCATTACCGCCCCGTAAAAACTCGGGGCGGGTTAACCAGAGAGTCACACGTCATGTTCGCAGAACCACAGTCAATCACAGTCAACGGCGTTGCAGCATCGCTGCCGCGAACCGAATTCGGCAATCGCTCAGGGGTTTTCGAATCCCTGGCAGCCGGACTCCGTCTGCGCGTTTCCCAGGTAATGGGGCGACGCAACCGGAGGACTGTCCGTGTCGACATTTCGAAGACTGCTGCCGACCCCCTTCTTGACGGGGTTAGCCGCAAATACTCGATGTCAGCCTACCTCGTGATCGATGATCCCGAACTGGGCTTCACGCCCAAGGAGATCGAGGACAATGTCAAGTCCTTGACCACCTGGCTGACGGTGCCGGGCAACCTAACCAAGGTTGTTGCCGGCGAGTCGTAACGGTGTGGTACTAATACTGCGACGTAGACTAGGATTCCGATTAGCTCACATATAAGGAGCAATGGATGAAAAGCCGAAGTGAGATCTGGCTAAGGGCCCTCGAAGAACTGGGGGCCCAGTGCTCAGTCAGCACCACTCGCGACGCACAAACTGCCGTGAGTCGCTTGAAACGAGAAGGTGAGTCGTTTTTCACGCTCGCCCTTCCAGCCTTTGGTAAAGAGCTCGAGAGAGCCCTAGCCTTGGATGGAATCCCAAGGAACCTGTTCACGGGCTGGTCGCGAAAGAAGGAGAAGATTAAACTTTTCCTCCCTAGCGGTCCGGCCCGGGTAAAGCAGGTTCCCGGAGCCCCTGAGTTTCTCAGTGGGTTCCTGGATCTCGTCTTTAAGCACGAAACATCGGTGGGTATAAGCGCCTCCTTTCAGGAGGAGTTAAGCCTTGACCTTTATCCTCAAATTCGCATTCCAGCGAACGAGGAAGAAAAACTGGTCATGGCGGATGCTATCGCTGCCATTCGGCAGCTTTGTCTCATGTTCTCGAAGGAGAAAGAGCTCTGCTCTGATTCTTTGCAGAAAGAGGCGATCGCTCAATACCTCAAGACTGACCAGGAGCTAGACCAACCACTGACGGACGCACGTGCCGCCACCCTCTTCGGAGGAGGCAGGCTCGAGCGAACCCGTCAAGTTGTTCGCATCATGTTCGGGAACGCACTAAGTCTCGTAGATCAAGAAATTTTCTACGAGCAGCTTATTCCTGGACATGGCCCCGGCGCCACCCAAGACTCCCTTTACGGGAATCAGAAGTGGACACTTCCTACGTGGCACGACCGGTTGGAGACCCTGTTCCCCTTTGGGGTTTATGGGATTCCCGGCTATTCGTTTGCCTGGAAGTACGCAGCGGTGAAGCACCTGGCACCCGAGGAAGAGCCACCTGTCAAAGTGTGGCTCGTTCCGAAGACGCAGCGATCCCCCCGACTTATTGCGATTGAACCTACTGTTATGCAATACATACAGCAGGCTATTTCGCGTAGGTTGGTCCAGCAGCTAGAGCGTGATGCACTTGCGCACTGGTTCGTCGGATTCAGTCATCAGTGGCCGAACAACTTTATGGCCCAGATTGGTTCCGAAGATGGATCGCTTGCCACGCTAGACCTTAGCGAGGCGAGTGACAGGGTTGCAGCATGGCACGTGGAAGACCTCTTCCAGGACTTTCCCCACTTTCTTGAGGGGATTGATGCCTGTCGGTCCACACGTGCGCAGCTACCTTCTGGTGACGTTATTACGCTCCAGAAGTTTGCGTCGATGGGTTCGGCTATGACGTTCCCTCTCGAGGCCATGATTTTCACGGCCATTGTAGTAGAGAGGGTGCTGAACAGCATCGGTCAACCGATTTCCCGTGGGAGCATTCTCGCTCTTAGGGATCGGGTGCGCGTCTATGGGGACGATATCATTTGCCCCACAGATACGGCTGAATCAGTGATCGATGGCCTCGAGGTTTTTGGCTTCAAGGTCAATCGCGCTAAGTCTTTCTGGACCGGGAGGTTCAGAGAGTCATGCGGGAAGGAGTACTGGTACGGGCTTGATGTTTCCATCGTTAAGTTCCGTGAAAAGCTCCCTACATCACTGCACGACGCGAAGGAGATAGTATCGACCGTCTCTACGAGAAACCAGCTTTACAAAGCTGGCCTCAAAAAGACGGCGTACCTGCTCGACAGCGTGATAGGTTCCTGCCTTCGTGGCAAGTACCCGATCGTTGCCGAGAATTCTCCTGTGCTCGGCCGCCTCGACGACACAATCCGTTATGAAGTACACGGGTTCGACGAGGCGCTGCAAGCCCCTTTTGTGCGGGGCTATACAGTAAGTCCAAAATCGCCGGTTAATGCTATCGGCGAGGACGATGCCTTGCTCAAATGTCTCCTCACAAATTCAGGCGGTCATGCTAAGATCGCCGAGGACCATTTGACGCGTAGTGGACGACCCCGAGCCGTTAGCATAAAGCTCGGGAAAGCCAGCCCCTTCTAACAGAAGGGGCTGGGCTGGGGGGGACCCCAGCATGAGGAGGTCATAAGTCTCCTCTTTGTTTGGCCGTC